GGTAAAGTTAGAAAAACTTTAGCTACTCAAGCAGGTAAAATAAATGATTATTATCAAAAATTGATAGAACTTTATGCACCTATTTCTACATATACAAAAGCAGGAAAAGATATATTTGCTTTTGTTGATAAAAGATTTGCTAAGAACAAAAAAATTATGGCCAGATTGTGGGACAAAGCATACAAATCACATGCAATGTTGCAAGACCAAAATGTTTTTAAAGCAGATAGTTTAAATAATTTTTTTAAAAATTTAATTGATGGTAAAGTTTTAAGACAGTTTAGAAATTTACCTACTAATGATGAGGGGATTATTGAATCATATGAAACATTAGTCAAGTCTGGTTTTTTTGAAAACTCAGGATTAAGCAGAGCAGAAGGAGCAGGATTAAAAGATTTAGTTGAAACAATTAGAAGGTACCAAATAAATGTAAAAAACAATGGAGGTAAAGTAAGCTATGAAACAATAAGAAACTTTAATGATGATATAAGTGGCTTATTTAAAGATTTAACTGAAGGGGATAAAGTATTTAAAGACGGTTTTTCAAAACTTTTAGCACAATTTAGAGGAGCTAATGATGATATATTGTTAAACATAAACGAAACATTAATTAAAGATGGTATTCCTGAAGAACTTTTAGAAAGCATACTAAAAGATCATAACAATGCTAACGTCTTTACAGCTGCATTTAAAAAATTATACGAAAGTCCTACAGGCAATATTTTTGGTAGATATGAAAAAAATTTATTTAAACCTGGTTTCATACAAGAAAAACAATCTAGAGATCAATTATTAAAATCTCTTTTATCTATAAAATCTCCTGAAATGTTAAAAGATTTGCAAAAATTAATTGGCCCTAATCAAATGAAAATTTTTATTAATGAATATTTGTCTGGCGCTTTTGCAAGAGCAGCTTCAGATACTTCAAAAGATTTATTAGGCAGAACAAAACAACTTGCTTTTGAACCTAACAAACTAGCAAAAGAATTAGGTTTTGATATTAGAGGAAAAGATGAATTTGTTGATGAAATATTTAAAATAGCAGGCGTTAATAAACAACAAATAAAAGATCTTATTACCAGTGGAGCATTTTTAGAGGGAATTAAAATTGGTAATCCTTCTTCCTTTCTTCAAAGAAGATTTCAATTAACAGGTATGAATAATATTTTGGGAAGCGTTTTTGCCGCTGGAGGAGCTTATAAAGGCGGAGAAATGGCTTTTAATGAAGATGATGGTATATTTACCAAAGGTTTAAAAGGTCTCATAGGATTGTGGGCAATGAGATATGGAATAGGTAAAGTTTTTGCTAATCCTAAATTAGCTGGTAAAATAGCAGATGTTTATAATCCAAAACAAACTTTAAAGTTTAATACTAAAGTAGATATCGTTAGAGAACTTTTTAACATTCATCATAACGAAGATCCAGGTTCTATAGCTGAAACAGTAAAGATGTTTGAAGGTGTTTATGATGACATGAGAGACACATTAAATGAGCAAGAATTAGATGAAGTTTTAGATTTATTAAATGATCTTAAAGTTAAAGAAAACATATTTGAAAAAGGAGAAATGTTAGAGGAAGATCTTCAAGAAGGTGAAGATGTGCGTAATGAAATTATAGAAGAAGAAGTATCTAATATAAATATTCCTGTTCCTAATAATAATTTTGATATGGCATCCGTAGTATCTGGAATTCCTGATCCTATTCCAACAGATCAAGCAAATTTAGATCCAGCTTTAGTTGCAAAATTAGAAAGTGTAGGACTACCTTTATTTACAGCTAAACACGGTGGGATTGCTTCATTAATAGGGAATAAAAAACCACAACCAATGGTTGCATAATGGAAACTAATTTTAGAAATGCTATTTGGTTAGGATTGATTTTGGTAAGTGCTGGAGTAACTTACGGAATGATGTCACAACGATTAGAAGCAGTTGAGTCACAGCAACAGCAACTAGAAAAAATAATACTCCAAGACATACCAGACATAAGAGAACGAGTGATACGACTTGAAGTATTATTAGAGAAAGCATTAGATAACTAATTTTTCAAACGTTACATTGTTTGATCCCCATTTTCTTAAATAGTCTTCATCAATACTTGCGGTAAAGTTATTAGGATCTTTTAGTTTCTCTTCAAGAAAGTCAGCTTGCTTTCTAAATTTATTAACATTTTCTTGTGATCTTCCTATTTTAAATAGTTTAGACATAATCAAGGCATCGGGAATACTATTTGCCAATTGATCTATTGTGTAACTAAAATCAAATGACCTTGTTCCTTTATTATACTTAGATTGAAACCAAACTTTATTTTGAGTTTTTCTTCGCCACACCGCATATGTTTCTTTAATCGTGATACGCGGAACGTTAGTGTTATTTCTTACCACATAAAATCTTTGTGGCTTGTCATAATATTTAGCCTCACCTTTTTTTAAATCAAACAAATCAATCATAGGACCCTCCAGTATTTACCTTTGATAATAACAGGTTTAGTTTTATATTTAGTATCAATTGCAATTACTTTTAATTTCAATTGATTATTCACAAATCGACAAATCTGAGAAGAACTAAGTTTAGGAAACTTATCTCTCATCTTAGCAATAAGTGGTTTTTTCTTTAAACCAGTATCAACTAAGCTAGCGAGAAAAGACATCAACTCTTGTTGGCGCTTTTTCTTTTCTTGTTTAGGTGACATCGGTAATGAAGGCACCACAATCTTGGGTGCCTCAGAAATAGAATTCAAACCTTTACCTTGCTTACCTTCTTTTTTATCCCTCTCAGCAAGGTCACGTAAAAATTTTGGTATTTCCAAAATCTCGTCATCAGGATTAGGAATGACTTTAATAGTTTTAATACTCATGCGTACCAACTTTCTAATTTTTTAAGTTCTGTTTTATGAAATTCAATAAGTCGTTTAGCCCTTGTATGACTATCTTCTTTATCAAACATGTAATTCCACACAGGTCTCTTTAGCTCACTTTCATAGTGAGCTATAGATTCTTTTAAAGATTTTATTTCTGCTTTTATTTCAGGATGCATTTATATATCCTCCTGTTCTTGCTCTTCTTCTTTAGCCTCTAACACCCAATCAGTAAAAGAAGATTTTTTATTCTGGCACACATCACCTAAGAAACTTTGTAAGATAGATCCTCTCATTGGATTTTTTCTAGATACTTTAGCAATGCTGTCTTTGAAAGTAAATGGAACATTGAAATCCATTTCTATTTGTACTGGTTCAATAAATTTAAGCGGCTTGTGCATGACTTTCTCCTTTCTGAACAAGTTCTACTTTGTTTACTTTTAAACTAAGTAAACAGCCTTGACCCTTAACATTAGGATCTAAATTTAATGGGATTGATCTCCAAGCTAATTTTGGATCATCAACTTTTTTAAGAACGTTGACATCAATACATTCTAGTAAATGATTTCTGTCACCAAGTAATTCACCACCTGCAAAAAACTTTTGATCTTTTACATGTAGTTTAGCAAGCATCTTTCTCTTCTCACCATTTTTTTTAGTAAAAATTGCAGAGAAAAATTCTGGGCCAATTATTTTAAATAAGTCTTGTTTTAATATATTATTCATAATTCCTTCTTTCTAAATTATAAGTATATATTATATAATATTATATCATACGCAAGACATATCTATTTTACCGCAGAAAACCGCCAATATTTCTAGGTAGCATCACCCCAAGATTTTCCTAAATCACAATCAACTTTACTTGGAACGGTTAATTTTACAGCATGTGTCATTAGTTCCATTATTTTATTTTTAGTTTTTTCTTCACCATTAAAACTTAATGTGAGCTCATCATGAATTTGTATTAAAGGAATTAAATTTTCTTTATACAATTCTATCATTGCTTGTTTTGTTTGATCCGCCGCTGATCCTTGTATCAATCTGTTTAATGCTTTGTAAGTTCCAGCTCTTTGTAAAATGTGATGCTTTCCATATTTTAATTTTGCTTGATCTTCTGGTAAAGCTTTGAACACGCCAAAAGTGGTCGGTTCCCATAACTCAAAACGACATTTTCTACCTTTGATTGTTGAGACGTAACCCTCACTATTGGCGAAGTTTGATACGCGTTTAGTTAATTCCTTAACAAACGGTACCTTAGAATTGTACTCCTTTAAAATTTCTTTTGCAACATCAACGTTCACTTGCAATTCGTTGGAAAGTTTGTTAACGCCCATGCCATAAAATAATCCTAAGTTAATAGTTTTTGCCTGATCTCTGCCAATGTTAGCAATGTTTGCTACTATACTATGGAAATCAGCATCAGGATTTTTTTGATACTCTTCCACAACATCTTTAGCCCCATCACATCCTAAGCTAGAAGCAAAGTGTGACGCGATCCGTGGTTCCTGCTGACTGTAGTCAAAAGATCCCCATGTCTCACCTTCTTCAGGTAAAAACAATCCTCGTATTTGTTTTTTAATTTCTTTATTACGAGAGGGTAACTGTTGTAAGTTTGGATTAGAATAACTAAATCGACCTGACACTGTTCCTGATGTACCATCTCTCATTTGATGAATACTTGCATGAATGCGCCCTGACTCACCATGTTTTAAAATAGTATCAATAAAAGTTGATTGTACTTTATTAAACTCCCTAGCACTTTGAATCTTTTTAGCAATTGGATGTGAATGATGCATTAAAAAATCTTTTGTAAAACTAGGCGCCTGTGTTTTTTCTGTTCTTGGATAATCTATTTTGAGTTTATCAAATACTTTTGCAACACTAGCCGCAGCCCAAACATCAACTGCGATACCCGTGTCTGCCAGTATTTCATCAAGTATCTTCTTTTCTGTATTCTTAAAACTTTTTTTATAACGTCTTGCTTTTTCTCCATCAACTCTTACTCCTCGTTTTGTCATTTCAAAAATTATAGGGATGAGATTCATCTCTAATTTATACACTGTGTTTAGACTCTGTTTTTCTATGAGTGGTCGCATGTGGTGAAACAGTCGTAAAGTCAAGTCTGCATCTTGCTCCGCATAATCACCTACAAAGATAGCTGGCAACTTATACATTTCATTTTTAGGATCAATACCAAACTCAGTCGCCGCTTGTTTTAAGAGTGTTTCATCTTTTATTTCACCAAGCATATCTTTTCCCACCGCACTTAATGCATAAGAAAATTTATTTTCATTTAAAATAGGAGCCATTAACATTGTATCAACTATAGGTCCTTTAACCTCAATCCCTTCAGCATATAGCCAACCTAAATCATAAATTGCATTATGAGCTACTTTAATAGCATTAGTTTGCATTAACTTTTTAACCCAAGATAAAACACGTCTTCTATCCCAATTAAAACCATTCTCATGACGAATAGGATAGTAGCCCTTCCAACCATCCACGGCTACCGCTACGCCAATAATATGCCCTGTTTTAGTTGTCCATCCTGGTCCAGTCGTTTTTAATTGTGGATCATATGTTTCTAAATCAAAAGCAATAACTTTTGCATCAGTAATATCAGGTAATTCATGAGGTGGTACCCACTCAGATTTTGTAAAGCCAAAATTATTCTGCATCTTTACCCTCCTCACGTTCTGCTATTTCACCTGCGATTGCACCGTACGCTGCTAGATCTACATAACTATCTGATTTACGACTATGCATGAGACGCGCTACTTTAACTAAAGCCATACAAATTGCTACATCATGAGCTGATATTTTTTTATTTAAAAAAGCAGACCATAAGTTAGCGATGTTTTGATGATTGGTAACCCGATCTCCGTAATCCGTGTTTCGTGCTCCGCCGATCAATTCAATGGCTTTGTTAAGTATTTTTTTATAAATCATCATGCATCCTTTCATCACCGTACATTCGGTAACCTTGTTGTTTTTGAGCCTCCACAATATACAAATTGTTTTTTGCTCTGGTGACGGCAACGTAAAAAACACGGTGCTCATCATCAGGATTTTTTAAATAAGATCTATAAACAATCTTTCCTAAATCTAATAACACAATAACATTTTCACATTCTCCGCCTTTAGCTTGATGAATTGTAGAAACACGAATTCGTGGTTCTGTTGTTATGTCTTCACCTATTTTCTCAAGCCGCCGTAAATAAGTAATTTCAAAAGGTGTTAATGAACTGAGTACGTCCCACCACTCTCCATCGACAAGTAAACCATGATGATCTTTTAGTTGCTGTAATGAAAATAATTGTTTATCATTCTCCACTTTCATTGTTTTGTGACCATGTTTAATTCCAACTTTAGTTTTTATTTTATTATACAAAGTTTTAACCTCTGTTAAGGTAACCGTGTTACCAGACTTTAATTTTTTCCATACCTCGATAGCACCCAAAACAGTCGTAGACACTGGTCTATGCTCCCCTCGTCCATACCAATAACCTTGTTCTAAAAGTATTTCTTCTATCATTTCATTTCTAATTTTTTTTGTTCTGCCAAGGATTAACCAATTACCTGAAGATAAATCAATGTGTCGTAAATGTGGTATACGATATATTTTACCTTCATCTTCTTTTGGTTGCCAAACTTTCGGACGCCTGTTTCGTATTTTAGTTATAATATTATTAGCTAATCGAAACACTCTTCGCGGACAACGATACGATTTGTCTAAAACTTTTACTGTACCTTGTAGAGATATAAACTTATCTACATCAGCACCTGACCAACGAAAGATAGCTTGATCATCATCACCTGCAATGTAAACCTCTTTACTGTTACTAATTAATTTATCTACCATATTATATTGAATGCGAGGCATGTCCTGAGCTTCGTCAATAAAGAGCACATCAAACTGTGTCGAAACTGTGTCAGTTGTGTAATCAACAATCATATCGGTATAATCATAAAGCTCATTAATTTTTTTGTATTCATTAATAACTCTGTTTAAATAATCTAGCTTAACCATATTAATCGGATCAGGATAAAGTCTTACCTCTTCTGCAAGACTAATATCTTTTAAACGTGCTTTGTTAATTAGGTTTATAAATTGATGATTAGAATTCGTATAAACAGAATCATCATTATCATTAAAGACTAAATTAAAACCAACTTTAGAAGATAATTCTTTCCAATGTTTTTGTTTCATTAAGTTATCTTCCTTAACAGCTAAGTGCCTAAAAGCAAAACTATGTAACGTTCTAAAGTGAGTTAAATCATCTCTACTAGCTTGAAACTTATGCCTTGCTCTATCTTTAGCTTCATACGCTGCTTTCTTAGAAAAAGAAAAGAAACCAATTCTTTCCCAAGGAACACCCTGTTCTTTTTTATGCTGACATATATTTAACAACTCTGTTGTTTTGCCTGTACCAGGAGGTCCTACAATAATATTAATCATTAAAATGTCATAGCCTCATCTTCAGTTCCGCCTAAAATATCTTTATCAGTTTTTTCTTCTGTTTTTAAATCAGGCATCTTTTCCATTTTTTTTGGTTGCGTATAAGCAGGTATTTTCCATGCACGTGTTTGTATTCCTTTAGGATAAACTCTTACATCTTCACCCTCTAAATCTTTTATTCGTTGTACTAACCAAGATCTATTCTCTTTAAAGTTTTTTGTATTCTCTAACCATTTTGATAGATCTCGTAAACGAAAGTACGTCGCATTCTCTTCAACATTAGTGTAAGGCTTTTCCATATCTAATTCATCAATATCAAAAGACTCACCTCTTGCGGTACAAAACTCAAATAAATAATCTTTAAACTCACCAACCTTAGATACATCTTCAGGCATATTAATTGTGGTAATAGTTTCAAATAATCCAGACTGTATCTCTTCCCAGTCAGCTTGTTTCATCATAGGTATGTAACGTAATAATTTTCTTTTAACTAATTTACGTAAGCGATGATGGTATTCTATTTCATCTTGTACTTGTGTTTCTACTGGATGAGAGTCTATATCAAGATACCAAATACGTGGTTCGCGATCCGTGACACGTAAGTTTGCATATACAGGATGATCTTGACCTGATGTGCCTACACCAAATTTTCTTAGTTTACATTTTGCTTTTTGACAAACACTTGCGATAGGTTGATCCGTACATTTATACATGTATTTCATACTACCATCGGCTTTATCAGCGCCTACTTGTTTCATGATAATCGCTACCTCATTTGTATTTAAAGGTGGATCCATGTATTCACGATTATATTTTTCTAATAAATTTTTCCAATTATCAGGATTAGACTTACGATAAAAAATTCCCACATTAAATAATCCATTATTTCTTGTCCCTTCGGGGTAGCCTTGATCCGTTAAAATTTCTAAACATGGAGGACCATCAGCCATGTCATTATCTTCTACCTGTATTAATATTTTACCAATATCATCACAGACATATTTATCGTATAACTCAAAGAATTCTTCTAGTGTAGCACCTTCACCATTATCAAGAAACGCGTACCGTGTGTCGCCGTGATAAGGTAAGTTTAGCCACGATCCAGTGTCTTGCTCATCAGAGAGTTTGATTTGTTTAGGAAATACCTCTGCTTTTGCATAACCAAGATGAGCGCGTATTTCTTTTAACTTTTCATCAAAGAGAAAAGCAGGTTGTGGATTTTTGGAAAATAAAAAAAGATGAGCGCCAAAAGATTTGGAAGCACACATCACTAATGGTAGTTTGTATTTTCGTATTTGTGATAATATTTTTTTATGATCCAAAGGGTACTCGTCAATATCAATACAGCCCCACGTACAAGTTGCATCGTCTCGAATGGGAACAATACCTAAAGCACGATCTTTTCCTTCAAGATGATCTTGAAACATTTGTAAAGTAGGTTCTTCATGAACTGTACGCATGCGCCCATCACGCTTACCGTTTTGTTTTGTTTGGGTATACTCATAGAAACCGTGAGCTCTATCTAACCCATCAAATATATTTTTAAATTTTTCTACTTTCATAAATAATAAAATAACTAGGGGCCTAATTAGGCCCCTAACCTAGATAATTAAGGTGATTACGATCCTAAAACGCCACTATCCGCATTAGGCGTGATGTCTTTTAAACCGCTATCGTCATTATCATTATTTGCCTCTGGAGCAGGATCAATAGATCCTGATGTCACAAGCTCATGAAAATGTTTAGCCTCCTCCACAATATAAGATGGATTAGGAATATCATTAACTGATTTATCCAAGGTGATTTTCCATCCCCACCAATCATTCTTTTTATTTGCTTCTTGTACACCTTCCATTTTGTATACATTTGCAAACATTGGTAATGTTCTTAGTGACCCATCGTTGGCTTTAATTTTCTGATTCATCATCATCGTATTCCAATAACGGGATTTTTTATATTGTGTTTTCTGCATAATAATTTGGCATCGTTCAAACGATCCATCATCATTAATTCGTAAAACAAAATATTCAGCCGTCGTAACAATATAGGTAGGAGAGATTGCTCCATTGATCATGTAATGATCTTCCCCATCCGCGCCACGCGTTAACGCTGGCATTTCTTCAGGCTTATAAATTTTTACAGGTGCACCAGTACCTTCACCTAAAGGTGACCACTCTACCCCACGCACTCTAAAGGCACATGGAACTACAGCTATGCTTTTGTAAAATTCTTTTGTAACAGAATTAAAAATATCTCCTTGCTCAAGTCCTTCAACAAACTTAGCATTTGATTTTTTAATCTCTGGTGTTTGAGAGCTAGCAATTTTTAAAAATGGAATTGCCATTTCCTGTGCACCAACATTTTCAAAGCCAACACCAATGTGGCCTGAAAAGTCTACAACATTAGTCGATACTTCACTTTTCTTTTTTTTCGTTACATCGTTCATCGTTATTTCCCTTTTTTAATTTTCACTTTATTACCCATATACACATTGAATATGTCTGTAGGTAAATCGGTACCTTTATTTATTTGTTCGCCAACAAAGGCGTTCAAGGTCATAGGCTCGACCTTGCGTTTTTGGTCAGGAGCTAAACCATTTTGTTCTAAGTCTTCAACCAACTTAGACGCCTGATCATTATCTCCTTTACCAAACCTCACTGACACAATGTTTTTAATTAGTTCTCCGTGATTATTTTTTTCTAACCACCCAAAACATTCTGTTTCATTATCTTTAGTGATGCTAGCTTTATAAAAGGGTTTATAACTTATTGCTTCACCACTTGTCAGTTTAATCTCTTTAACTCCGCGTTGCTCCATCATCTGAACAATAGAATCATTCATTTGTTGTAGCTCGGATTTTTTTCTTTTGATGTCGTTTTCTAATGAAAGTATTTCACTTTCAATTTGTAAATATCTGTTAGATGCTTCTGACACATCTTT